TCTTGACTTCTTCGTTCGCCCCGGCGTTGGCGGTCATCGGATCACTGAGTTATCTGATGCAGCTTGGGAGATCTTCAGAGGCTTGACCTTAGATGCACAGCTACCAGAGGTAGCCCCGTCAGTGGTATTTCTTGAACCATCTCTATCAAAGAACTTCGCTGAGAGGACTGGTTGGGTTACAGCTCAGCTTAGGCTATCATTCTACTTCGACGCGACGGAGGACTAACCATGTCGTCGGCAAATCTTGTTGCACTTCGGTACGTGGCGGAGTCCACCCTCGGCGTGACTCCTGCCAGTCCGGCTTTGAAGCAGCTGCGCTTTCTCAGTGAGTCTCTTAACTTCTCCATCCAGAACACTCAGAGCGAGGAGATTCGTCCTGACCGCGCAGAGTCTGACCTCATCCAAACGGATGCTGAAGCTGCAGGAGACATCAACTACGAGCTGTCGTTCCTGACGTGGGATGACTTCCTGCAAGCTGTGATGTGCGGGACCTTCAGTGCAGTGTCTGGTAACATCACGTCACTCGTGAACGGCATCTTAATGAGATCGTTCACTATCCAGAAGCACTTTCAGGATACGACACCGAATCAGTACCACACCTTCAGAGGTTGTGTGGTCAACACGATGAGCATGACCTTCCAAACGGGTCAGATTCTTAATGGCTCATTTGGAATAATGTCCTTCGGCGCAGCTGCTGCTGAAGCACAGATTGCTGGTGCAACTTTGGTTGCCGCACCGACCACAACGCCGATGAATGCGGTGTCGAACTTTCAGTCGTTCAGCATTGACGGTGTCCCATACTCTGGTTGCATCAGCTCCTTAAGCATTAATATCGCAAACAACGTGCGGCCTATCAAGTGCATTGGGACGCTCGGCGCAAATGACATGGTGCTTGGAACCTTTGAAGTTACGGGCGGCATGGACCTGTACTTCAGAGAAGGTTCGATGTATGACAAGTTCTTGAAGGGTACGGAGTTTTCGTACAACTTCAAGGTGATTGATGATAAGAACAACTCATACACCTACTTCATTCCACGCGCAAAGTTTGAGACTGGCGAGGTCGTCGCTGGTGGAAGAAATACCGACGTCATGTTCCGCGCAACCTGGCGGGGCCTGTACGATGGTACGGCCGGCCACGTGATCCGGATTGTTAAGGACCCCGTAGGCTAAAACAACGAAGCAATACCGCAACGAGGTTTACATGCTTAATATCGACCAAGGCATGCCACTGGCAGAAACGGGCTCATGGGCCAGCTATGCTGGCTCAGAGTTTCTCATCGCGCACTTAACCAGTATTAGATTTCAGCGAGAGCTTGCTACCCTCCAGCAGCCATATCGTAAGAAGATTGAATCTGGTTCAATGGACCCGAAAGTGTCCAAAGAGCTGCTGTGCAAGGCCATGGCAAGGGGTCTCGTGCTGGACTGGAAGAAGGTGGTTGATTCTTCTCAGAACGAGATTCCATTCTCAGTTGAGGCGGCTTATAAAGCCTTGATGAATAATCCAGAATTTCGCGAGTTTATTAGTGATTTTGCGGCGAACCTGGAAAATTTCAGAGAGGCAGAGCTTGAGGAGGTGGGAAAGTCTTAACTGACTGGATCGAATGGTGGGTACGCTGGGGTCCGCATGTCAAGAGCTTAACTAAGATAGCGGAAGAAACTGGTATAGTCCCAGAGGCACTTGATACCTATCCACACGTTCCAGAACCATTTCAAGAATACTGCACCGCATTTGTGCTTTTATCATCGAGGCGAAGTGTTGGTATGAGCGAAAACCCTATCACTCTCAGTGACATAAAAGCATACGTGGATCTTTTTGGTGAGCCCGCATTTGGCGTTCGTAACTTCACCACCATGATGAGCAAGATGGATGCAAGATTTCTTGAGGTGAAGAACAGAAAATGACCGACGCACTGGTTAAGGTTGGTGTAGATACCACTGAGGGTGTACAGAACCTTAAGAAGCTCGAGCGTGCTTCTAAGGATGCTAAAGATGAACTGTCTACTTTTGATAGTATCATCAACACCGCCTTTGGATCTAAGAATGTTTTTCACGTAACCAACTTTAACCGTGCTCTTTCTTCGTTAGTTGATACCATGAAGACGGTATCAATTGTAATGGTTGCAGCTGATACTGCGGTAGGAGCCTTCTTCGGCGCTATCATCAAAGAGCTCAACAAGCTGCAGGGCTTTCTCTCCATCATGACGCTCACCACAAAGAGCGTTTCTCAGGCTCAGGAGGAGTTTGAATTTCTTCGCATGACAGCTAACAAGCTGGGTATTGATCTGAATGTGCTGACCTCCAACTACGCTAAGCTGGTTGCGGCCATTCCAGAGGGTAATGATCAATTTGCCATAGCTCACAAGCTCTTCACTGGTCTTGCAATGGCAGCCAGAACTCTTCACGCATCTACCCTTGATACTCAACTGATGTTCTATGCTGTTACTCAGATGGCGTCTAAGGGCGTGGTATCGATGGAAGAACTGCGCAGACAGCTTGGGGAGCGCTTGCCTGGTGCACTGCAAATTGCGGCTAAAGCTTTACAAACAACCACGAGCGAGCTGGAGGCGGCTATCCGCCAGGGGATCGTCCAGTCTGCACCATTCTTGAAGTACTTTGGTGATGAACTGATTCGCACCTTCGCGGATTCTGCCAATGTTGCAGCTGATACCGTCGATGCTGCGATGAATCGATTGACCAATGTCTGGGTAGACTTTGTCAAAGCGGTTCTTGATTCTGGTGCTGGTAAGGCCATCATCCAGGTGTTTGATGAGCTGCGTAACAAGCTCTCTGATCCAACGGTGATGCAGATATTTGCTGCCACCATCTCCGACATAGCTCTTAAGGTGGCGGCATTTATAAAATCTTTAACCGCACAAGATATTATAAATGCTTTTGCCGCATTGCGAACGGGCATTGAGTTCGTGGTTACAGCTACGGTCGAGCTGATTAAAGCTATGACCTGGCTTATCAACAACAGCAGAACCGTAGGCGCAGTCATCGGTGCTATGGTTGGTGCTTCTAAAGGAGCTGCACTTGGCTTTATGGTTGGTGGTCCAGGTGGTGCTCTCATTGGTGCGGGTGTGGGTGCTGCGGCCGGTGCAGCTGGTGGCTATGCTGTTGGATCTGCGGTAGCTCCAACTTCGCAGGATGAAAATCTTTACTTTGAAGCTCAAGCCAAGGCTAATCAGCAGATTGCTGAAACTCAGCGTGAGACTGGTGTCATGCTGCAGAGTGTCATCGGTTCGCTCAGTGCTTTAGGCTTTTCATCGACTAATCAAAGTGATATCTTGCCCATGATCGAGAAGCGTATGGGCTTCAACGTGGGTACTGCTGGTCAGTTTGCTGGTATCTTGTACGGAAATCAGTACAAGAACATGCAAGAGCGCCAGGCTGCTGCGTTAACTCTTGCTAGCACCGGACAAGCACTTGGTCCGCGTGGCACGCTCGCAGATGTTATTGGTGCTGGTAAGGGTAAGCATGAAAAGGCCAAGAAAGAGGTTAAGATACATCACGAAAATCTTCTGAAGGAGGGTGAAGATTATATCAAGATGCTTGAGCGTCAGCTGGTCAAGGAGGAACAGCTGACTGAGGTGGAGAAGCTGTGGCGGGCGCTTGCTGAGGATAGAGTTCACTTTAACAGTGAAGAGAACTTCCTTAAGGCCAAGCGCATTGCTCAGATGATCGATGAGGAGAACGCTAATCAAGCTCTAGCAAAATCAAACAAGGACCTGACAAAGTCCTACCAAGATCAGCTGGATAAGTATGAAGATGTGTACAACAAGGGCTTGATGACTGGTGATCAGGCTAAGAAAGCTCAGACTATGCGTGAGTTTGAGCAGAAGGTAGATGAGGAGCTGGCGAAGATCCCTAGCAGCTTTGTTGAAGCTCGCAAAGCTGCAACAGCTTTTGCGGACGTGCTAAAAACTGAATTAGCTGGTTCCATTGATTTAATCATTGAGAAATCCCGCACCTTCGGATACGGTTGGCAATCCGCGCTGGCTAGCTACGTGGATGCTGCGACTAATGCTGCAAAACAGGCTGAGGACATCTTCAAGGTTTCTACTCAAGCTATGGAAGATGCCCTTGTAGATTTTGTTAAGACTGGTAAGTTCAACATTAAATCTCTTGTTGATACTATTCTGACTGAGATGGCTCGCATCGCTGCTCGTCAGTTGACTGCTAACATAGCTACACAGGGCACAGGTCTCTTAGGAAGTGTATTTGGTAATATCTTTCACACCACCGCAAGTACAGGTGCATGGAACTTGCCCGGCGGTGGTCAGGTCTTTGCTGCTGGAGGCCGGCCACAGGTAGGTGGGGTCTCACTGGTGGGTGAGAATGGCCCTGAGCTATTTGTGCCGGACTCTGCTGGAACCATTATCCCAAATGGTAAGTTCGGTGCTAGCGGTGGTACTGGAGTTACCATCGTCAATAACAATAATATTGATTCACGCAGTGATCTAGGGTCAATCTCCACAATGCTTGAGATGAATCGACAAGCTACACTACGAGCTGTGCGAGAACAGCTTGCTCGGCGTAGTCCCAACTTGAGAATCTAGAATGGCCACAATCAACTACGTCAGCATGGGCAGATGCCCGCAAACTTATCGGCTCCAGCTGATAGCGAACACCTTTCTACATCGTTCACAACACTCTGGATCCACTCGTACACTCACTGTGCCTGGTGCGCGTTGGAGCTTTACTGCAGGTTATGAGCTACTGAAGGAGGATCAGTATGGGCTGATGATGAGTTGGCTAGCTCAGCTCGAGGGGCAGGGTGGTAGGTTCTATGGCTATCCGCTGATGCGTGATTGGCCTGCTGGTACGTGTCGTGCTGCAGGTGCCACAACTTCAGGAGCTATCTCACCACTACAAACTACTGTAGGTATGAATGGGCTAGGCGCGGGAGCCACCTTGCTGCCAGGTGATTTCTTCTCAATCGCCAACTACCTTTACTGTGTAACTGCACCTGTGACAGCTAATGGATCTGGAGTTGGTTCAGTTGCTTTTAAACCTGGTGCTCGTATTACCCATGTTATAAGTTCACCTGTAACGTTCTTCAAGCCTCAAGCAACTTTCAAGTTGACTACAGATGACACAGGTTTAGTTTTTCATTCTGGCAATCTTGCAGATGCCGTTGTTGATGCAGAGGAAGCATTTGTATGAGCACGCGGGTAATCACCACCGCGATGCAGACTGCCATAGCTCAGTCACAGTACACTATCTTTTTGTTTGTTGAGCTTCAGTTTGGATCTGGTACGGTAAGATTCTGCACCGCAGGACATGATCTTTCGTGGAATGGTTTTAATTGGTTAGGTGTTGGTAAGATCGGTGCAGTCGAATCAATCAATGAGGATGCATCATTGCAAGCAAATGTTTATCGGTTGTCACTTTCTGGACTTGACGCTGACATCATTGAAATTGCAATGCAAGAAGATTATCACGGACGTCCCGCACGTATCTGGATGCCATTGGTAGATCTTGCCACTGGAGCGATCATCGCAGATCCACTTTTGCTGGTAAAAGCTAAGATGGATTCTATGGAGCTTACACATGGTGCTACTGCTTCGGTGGCGTTGAACATCGAATCAGAACTGGCAGCATGGGATAGACCCAAGGTGCGACGCTACACCGATGCGGATCAGAAGGCAGAATACCCTAATGATCGAGGCTTTGAGTTCGTGGCTCAGTCCGCTACACGCACATTTACGTGGGGCCGAGGATGAGGCGTGACGATTGGGAGAGTCGACTGATTGATTGTATTCTTCAAGCTGAAAAGACGAAGTTTGAGTGGGGCACCAATGATTGTGTCACGTTTGCAGCAGATGTTATTCAAGCTATTACTGGTGGTGATCCGATTGATGATTTACGGGGTATGTGGAACAGTGCACGAACAGCGCAAGCGAAGATCAAAGAGCTTGGTGGGCTGCAAGCTGGAATAAGCGGGCGGATGGGTCCGCCACTTGATTTTCCAATGCTTGCTGGGCGAGGAGATCTGGTGTTGACAGATCAAGGAAACATCGCGGTGGTGGTGCTGAATTATGCTGTAGCACTAGGTAAGCTGGGGCTGGTGCGCTATGAGCCACGTCGTTGGATTACTGGTTGGAGGGTGGCTTAAATGCCGATGGCAATTCCATTCATCGTAGGTGCAGCTGCAGAATCTGCGGTTGCTGCTGGTACCATTACAGCAATGGAAGCATTGGCCATTGAGGTGGCGGCTGCTGCAGCTGCGGCAGCTCTCACTGCACAGCAAGCAAAATCTGCACAACGTCGTGCTGCGGCAGCCAATGCCAAAGATCTTACTGTCACTGTTCAGTCATCAGTAGAGCCACGACGCACGATCTATGGTAAGGCCAAGGTCAGTGGCCCCATCATCTATGCCACCACTGATCAGCTTAACTACCATTATATGCATCGTGCGATTGCTATCGCTGCTCATGAAGTTGATGCATGGGAAGATTTTTGGTTTAATGACGAACATCTTCCGATGAACTTCTTTCCTTGGACCACTGAAACCATTCAAGCAGTGCCTTTCGGTCATTACGCGAATGCAGCGGCCATCGCGGTGAAGATGGGTACAACGACTCAAACAGCAATGGCTCAGCTTGTTGCTGCGAACGGTAACTGGACCACTGATCATCGACTGCTTGGTTGTGCTTATCTCAGTGCTCAAACAAACTACTCTCCTACCATCTACAGCGAGGGATTGCCTAATGTTGCAGCACTAGTTCGTGGGAAGAAGCTCTTTGATCCTCGAACCAGCACGACAGCATACTCCACCAATCCAGCGGTGGTGATTCGTGATTATCTGTTAAGCGCAATGGACGTTGCAGCTAGCAGCATTGATGATACAAGCTTTATTGCTGCTGCAAACGTCTGTGATGAATACATCGTGGTGGATGCAGCTACCACCAGCCAACCACTAGCTTGGGAAGCATACTTCATTGCCGCTGTAACAGCTGGCACGTGGGAGCTTGTGAGTGGCACGGTGTATCGGCAACGTCGTTACACCTTCAATGGTGTTGTTTCTGCAGACGTTAACCCGGGCAGCATCCTTGAGCAGATGGTTCAGGCTTGTGCTGGCATCTTAAGCTACACCGGTGGTCAGTATCGGCTGGTGGTAGGATCATATACCGCTCCTACCATGACTATCACAGAGAAAGATCTGCGTGGTGCGGTGGCGGTGAGGCCAAAACCAGGTCGGCGAGATCGGTTCAACGAAGCACGAGGCACCTTCGTAGGGCCGATGGTGCTGTACGCAGCTTCTGATTTTGCACCGGTAAAATCAGCAGAATTCCTTGCAGCTGATAATGGCTTTCCATCTCCGATGGATCTTGATTTTCCATTCACCAATGATGCTATAGCCGCAGCTAGACTTGCTCGTATCATACTGTTGAAGAGTCGTCAGGGCACGGTCATGGTGCCTTGCACCTTAACCGCTCTTGCACTGCGGCCTGGTGATACTGTCGCACTGACACTGCCTGCGCTTGGTTTTAATGCTGCACCCATGCGAGTAGAGAGCTGGGGGTTTACCTCAGATTTTGGCATTGATCTGCAGCTGCGTGAGGACTCTGCAGCAGTTTATACATGGTCACCTGATCTAGCTGTAACAGTCT